GTGACTCCGAACACGGACTCTGAACGTCAGGCGCAGTTCGAGAAAGGTATGTCGATGACACAGGTGCTCACGGGTACCGGACGGCCTGTCGGCCCCGGTACGTTCGCGGCACTGTGCGACATGGCAGATCTACCCACGCGTTTCACCGAGGGTCTGAAGAGGGACATGATGCTTCCTCCGACGATGCCGCCGCAAGGTGGTGGTGGTGGAGCGATAGGGAACGTGATGAACGCGATGAAGGGCGGTGCGGCCGGAGGAGGCGCGAACTCCTTCGGCGGTGCCCCATCAAGCGGTGAGGGCATGGAGGGTACGAGCGGCGGACAGGGTGAGAAGAAAGAACAGGAATGACGGATGATGTACTGACGGGGGTGGGCGCGCTTATCCTAATCGGTAGCGCGCTCTGCCCATTCTTTCCCCAGGCATGTCCCGCTGTCGCGGGGCTACGCGCGATTAAAACATACTTAGAGAAAAGGAAGGTCGAAGAGGATGGCAGGCCAAAGCCCAATGTCCCCCAAGATGTCAGCGTCCATGTCAATGCCGAAGACGAAAGCCAAGAAAGTCAAGGCCAAGAAAGCAACCGGATTCGGGTTTAAGTTCAAGGAGAAATAATGGCTACTGAATTTGTCAGGCAGGAAGGGTCATACGATCACTCGGTCAAGGTGAACACCGCGAGTCAGTCGAAGTCGAAGGAGGCGTCGTACTCGGCCAAGGCCACTCCGGCCAAGGACCTCCCGAGTCACACGCAGTCTCCGAAGATGAGCAACAAGAGGTAACATGCTACCTGACCAGTTCGCGGAGATGGAGAAATCCCTGTGCGCGGCTGAGAAGTCCGGCAAGCATGGGCATAACGCAGGCATCTCTGTGGCGCTGTGGCGTCTCCGTGGACTGGTGCTCGGCTACCGCTGGGCACTCGAACATGGCTTCGTAGATCCACTCGTTGATCCAGAGGACAAACCATGCCTGACGTGCCCGCCAACGACGTAGACCTTATCTCGCAGTTATACACCTGGCTTCCGATGTGGCAGAAGCTGCTGAGGTTGCAGGACTGGAACATCACCGTCAACGTAAAGCGCCGATACCAGATGTCTGACCACGACGTGCTCGGGCTGTGTAGACGCTACACAGACTCGAAGGACGCCGACATCGACATCCTTTCGGTACAGGATATTTCGGCGCATAAGGAAGGAGACGACGCCGACTATGAATTGACGTTGGTGCATGAGCTGTTGCACGTTCACTTCGCGTTTATGGAGAACGACGAAGGGCATGCCCGACAGCAAGAAGAATTGATCGTCAGTACGTTGTCTCGTGCGCTGGTGAATCTAAATCGGGACGGCCTTACCAGCTAGTCCCACGGACGTAAATTTGCGTAGTCGTCGTACGCGCCTGTCGCCGGGGTGTTCGGGCGGTGGAGGTATTGTGGCTGAAAGAGTGGCATCGTCGAAGTCAGACGGCATTATGGACAGTTCTCCCGAGATGGATTTCAACTCTCCTGAATTCGCGGCTGCGCTCGCGGGCAAGGCTGTTGGCAAGAAGGACGAGAAGGCGAAGGAATCGGCAGACGAAACGGCAGAGAAAGAACCGGGGTCTGCGCCCGACGAAGCCGATACCGAAAAGGAATCCGACGAGAAGGAAGAATCGAGCAAAGAGGACGACCCCAAAGACGAGAGTGAACCGGCCTCCGTTAAGGCGCTTCGCAAAGAACTGAAGCGCGTTCGCGCTGCGAACCGTGAGAAGGAGGAGAAACTCGAATCCCTCGAAGCGAAGGTGAACCAGCTCGCCGAGAAGTCCGACACCAAGGAGCTATCGGAGAAGGACCGTCAAGTCGTGAAGCTGACGAAAATGTCAGACCCCGACTTCAAGCGCGTCTCGAATGAGTGGAGAGACGAGCTTGTCGATGCTACCGCGAAGTTGCATGTCGCACAGGCACGCGGAGACGCCGAAGCCGAAGAGAGTGCGAAGCAGCGGGTTGCACGCGCGAAAGTGGCGCAGGATCTTTTGGACGAAGCGAAAGAGAGACGCGCCGAAGTCACCGTGCGATCCAAAGAAAAAGACGACGAGGAACGGGGGCACATCGAGGAAAGTCTCGCGGCGATTCAAGACGACTTCCTGAAGACGCTTCCGGCACTCAAGGACCATGAGAGTGACGCCTTCAAGGCAGGAGAACGCGAGTACAATCGACATCGCGCGCTGATGAGCAAGATGGGTCCGATGGGCCAGATGCTCGCCGTGGCGCTGGCGATCATTCGCAATCCGAAACTCGTGGGGCGTGACGCCGTGGCCGCACGGAAAGAACTCATCAACAACGTAGAGGAGGCCGCATCGAAAGCTCTCGAAACGGGCGTCAAGGGCGGGGCGAAAGGCAAGGGCATTCAGATGCCGGAGCCGGGCACTCAATCTTTTGAGGACTTCATCGAGAGGCTAAAGAGCGGCGGTTAAATGGCTGAGAACTTAACGACCCAATTCACTGACAGCACCAGCTCCGACGCCACGCAGAGCGTGTACAACACGCTGTTGCTTGTGCGTTCGACGTACCCGCTGATTCACCAAGTTCCTGTGCGCAAGTACAGCTTGAAACAGCGGACTGGTAAAACCATGATCTTCCGGCGCTTCGAGGCTCTGGCGAAAGCCAAGACCCCGCTGAACGAAGGTGCGCCTCCGGCTGGAAAGACCAAAACCAAAACCGACGTGTCCATGACGATTAAGCCGTACGGAGACTTCATCGAAGACTCCGACATGGTGCTGAATACGCAGCCGGACCCGCAGGCATTGGAGAACATCGAGCTGCTCGGGCAGCAAGCCGGTGAGACGTTCGACGAACTCTACCGCGACATGTGGGCGGACGCGACGAACATCGTGTACGCGAGCGGCACGTCTTCGGCGACCGTCAACGCGATCCTCGACCGGGCGGTCCTGGATCGGGCGGTCCGTACGGCGCGTGTCAACAAGATGCAACCGTTTAGTCCCGCCGTCTTTGCCTCGCAGCGGATTGGGTCTTCGAGCATCATGCCCGCGTACTGGGGCTTGGCTGATGAGCGAAGCTACTTCGACTTGCGGCACATCGACGGCTTCGTGCTCCCGGTTGACTACGCGAACGGCTCGGCCACGCTGGTCGGCGAGGGCGGGTGTGACAAGAACGGTGTGCGGTATCTTATCTCCCCGAGTGGGTATTTCGTGCCCGGAGCGACGGGTGTGACGGCCGCGAGCGCTGACGTAAAAAACACGGGCGGCTTCGGCGACCTGTATTCCATCTTCATTGTGGGGAAGGAAGCCGCAGGCGGCATCAACATGGCGATGGGTAACGGCGGAGTCATCAAGAAAGAACTGGGTTCGGCCGGTACGGCTGATCCGCTCAACCAACGGGCGACCGTGGGCTGGCTGAAGTACGACGCTCGGACTATTCTCAATCAAGCCTTCTTGCTTGAGGTCCAGCACTTCGTCAGTCTGTAAGCGTTCACTGTCCTGGTCTGTTCACGATTTGTGAACAGGCCGGGATCGGTGTACAAGGAGACTTAATGGCGAGGGACCTCGGGATCAGATTCTACCGCGTGACATTGCAGGGCGTGACGGTTCAGAAGGGCATGAAGGAGAAGGATGCCTACGCCATGGCAGACCGCTGGCAGGGGAGTCACTGTAGTTACGGGGGCTCTGGAGGGCTCCTTCGCATTAAGGATCGTGGCGATCACGTAGAGGTCAAACGCGACTACGAAACCGAACGCGAATGGGCGGAGCGGTTCGAGGAGGCGCGGGCGGGCAACCGCCAGAAAATCACTATGGTGGAAAGGGTAGACTAATGGCTAAAGTAGCGGACTCAGCTCACAAGGACGAGAAACCGTCCATCGTGGCGAAAGAATCCTACCGGGTTCGTCTTCGCGGTGTGAGCTATGCGCTCTCCGGTAGTATCAACGGGACGACCCCGCAGGGCAAGCCCGTCGAGGAACGGTGGCATTTGCAGCCCAACCGATGGACGGAAGTCTCAAAGCGCGTCTTTGAGTTTCTGAAAGAGAAGTACGACAAAGTACGTGAGTACGAGGTGCCGCATTGGGAACCGGGCGGAGACGGGCAACGCTCGCAGGCGACTCCGTACGTCGAGGAAGTCCAGCCCTACATCATCGAGTTCAAATAAGGAGAGCACATGGCTGTTGCGACGATTTTAGTTAACCGGCCGCGTCACTATGCGGTCTTTACGTATGTGGGTACGACTGCGGCCCAGAACATCCACCTGGGGTTCAAGCCGTCGTACATGATTATCGGCAACGCGACCGACGGAGACGATGTCAATTTCTGGCACAAGTCTTCGCAGACGACCTTCAT